TGGGCAAAAATGGCGTTGTAGAGTTTAAATGGGAGTCAGGATCAGACGTTCAAACCCTCTGGCGCAAGCATGGTTGGACACCTCCTAGTGAGGGTATGCCACCCCCACCGCCCGAGCGTGTCATGGACATGCCACTAAGGAGAGTTAGGTAAATGCCAAGACCGAAACCACCTGAACCCTTATTAGGCCGACAAGTCCGAATGTCAGATAGACATTGGATGATCTTGCAAGAACTTGGTGGTGCTGAATGGCTGCGTAAGCAGTTAGATAAGAACGCTAAGATGCCAGCCAAGTATTACCGCCGTGAACTGGACGCACCTTCAAAGAAAGAAGTCAATGACTAACCAAAGCGGCTGGCGTAAGCGCCAAATTCAAATGCCCAAGTTTGATATTTGGGAGCGCGAGAGCCTGGTTGACTTTGCAGGGGAGTGCTACGTCAAACTGTGCGAACAGGACGACCGCATTCAGCAGCTTGAGTGTGATCTGAAGACGGCGATTGAAGCCTACCGCGCTTTAGTTAAGGAATAACGCCACTTCTGCTTTGCGTCTTTTGACAAGCCCTGAAACCTCTTTCCCACCCGCTTTTACCCACGACATGAAGGCTTCTGAAGCACCTGTCCAATCCTCACGATTGACCTTCATACGAATGGTAGAACGCTGATAATTTCCAAGCCCTGCGTTATAGGCAAAAGAGACAACAGCGTCAAATTTGCTTTGATGACTAACAAGATTAGGGCTAAGTCGAAGAACACCACGCTCAAAAGAATTGATGTCCACCTTGAATAAATCGACCAGTTCCTCTTTTGACCATACACGATTATCTTCCCCCTTGAGTTGGTAATCAGACCTGATAAGCCCCGTATAACCCTCTTTTCGGACGTTTGGAAGGCTTAATTGGTCTGCGTACATAGCGTGACCCCACCCGACAGTCCAAATGGCAGCAGAGCAACGATAAGGCTTGTTCCTGTAGCCCTCAAAAAAGTGCATCAGGTGTTCGCCTTCTTTGCTTATCTTCATTTCTTAGCCCATCCTCTTGAGCCAAACCAGAAGCCAATAATCCCCCCAAGCATCGCCATCTCATCTGTAGAGAAAATAATGTCTGACAAGCGAATCAAATCATCCATGCTCATCACCAAACTAGGGCGAGAGTAGATGTAGTAGGCAATCCAAGCATTGATGGCACATAACTCAAACACAAAGATGTACGTTACTGTAGGTCTTACAGTACCGACATAGTTGGCAACCCATTGAGAAGCCTTCTCTAAGACCTTTTCATCGTGTTTTAAAGCCGCCTCGGTCATCTGTGCTTCAGACTGCATGGCAACTTGGTCTGTCCTGATCTCCTCCATACGCTCTTGGGCAGCAAAGCCTTGAGCCATCATCTGAAGTTGCATTTCTACTTGAATCCTAGATAAAGCTAACTCATGCTTTTGGTCTGCTTTGTTCTGAAAGAAGTCTAGTAGTTTTGGTAGACCAGAGATAAGTAAACCGCCAAGTGTTGAGAAAAGAGAAAGCATTATTAGTCCTTACATTTAGATTTTTCGTCATTTTGCATCAGCTTGATACCACTCAGGAAGCCAATCATGCCTCCGATAAGAGTAGAAAAAGCGGGTGAAATCATCTTGAATATCTCTGCGTTGTCCACTTCTTTTGCCCAAAGGCCAAGCATAAAGCTGATTACCATAGCCAATACAGAGATGCACAGCGTTGCGCTTACCATTAGAGTCACCCACAGAGTCAGCTTTTCTTTCACTTCTATCTGAGGTTTCTTTGTTCTGACTATCGGTTTTCTGGTCATACATAAACATCCAGTTTGCGGTTAGTGAATATCTCCATTCGGAGTCGCTCTTGAACTACTTTTTTAGTATAAATCTCAAATGCTAAGTCTTGCAGTTCTGTCTGTTTCTGCTTTGCTAACTCATTTGCCTTATTCATTTCATGCTGTTTTTCTAGCTTAACTTGAGCAAGATCATGTCTATCTGGATAACCAGAGGGCTGAACAGTAGGGAACAATTTAATGGTATCAATCACTTCTTCTCCCTTTTAAGAGCATCTTTATAGCCCTGAACAACCTTATGCCTTAACTCTGCACTATCAGCACTACCCGCCCATTCACTCAAGTTATTCCATATAACAGCCATGTCGGAACTTTTACACAATGTCTGATGTTTTGTAAGCCATGCTGACATCTGTCTATGTCGTTCAGTTGGGTTATGTACTGAGTAAGCTATTCCATAAAATTCTCTAACACTACAAAGGTCTTGACCCGTAGAGTGAAGCGATAGAGTTAAAACAAGTGCTATTAGCCATCTCACGGATACGCCCAAACAATAATGTAGCTACAAAAGATGACAAAGCAAGCAACACAGGCCGAAGCAATGATTGCTTCAACCCAATCTTTCATGTTATTGACCGGACAACATACCCGTTGCCATCTGATTAATGTTTGGAGCAATGTTTCCACCCATTGAGCCAATTGAGAACGGGCCAAGTAAGGCTCTTCCTAAAATTGGCAATACTTCTGGCGCTTCTTTTCGCAAAACAGTACGAATATCATTGCCAGCCAGTTCTTTAGCAATTTTTTGCAACTTGGTTGGATCACTTGTTGTTAAAACTCTTGCAATTTCACTGGCAGTAGCTTTAAGTTGTTGATCTCCCATATCTGCAAAATCACGCTGCAAAGCCCGCATAATAAATTGCGCTCCCGTCATAACAGGCAGTTCTCTCTGAGCGCCTTCCTTAATCGCTTTAATTGCTTCAGTACGCCCAGCAGTCTGTGAGCCTTGCAAAACAACCTTAGAAGTGGTTTTCATTTCAACTTCGCTCATCAAGTTGCCCATAAACTTGTCATAAGCCTTTTTGCCAGCTTCATCATTATCAAATGTTGATCTGATAATCCTGACATTTTTAGGATTTTTCAATATATCCATTGCAGGGTTTCCAACAGCACTAACCATTGTGTCTGCTGTTTGTGCGCCACCAAGACGATCAAGTAAACTTTGCATTGTGCCAAGTCTTAATGCGTCTTTTTCAGACTTAGACATAGTTTTTACATCATTTAAAAGAGCATCTAAATCAGCAGGTTTTTTGCTAAAGATTGATCTACCTTCGTTCATGGCATCCAAGACGGCTGTATCGTCTGCCCAATAATTTCTAGCTCTCTTATAAGCAGGGTTTGAGTTGTCTAACAGATCAATAAACGCACCCCTTGTTTGTTTAATTGCACCAAGTTGTGTATTGCCAATGCCTGATGTTGGTGATTTCCCTGTATATACCAAATCATCAAGCCCAAGTTTCATGTAGTGCATAAAAGTGGTATCAATACTTGTTACAGGCAAACCCTTATCAGTAACAAGTTTGCCAGTTTCTGCATTGATTTGAACTTTAGGCAATTTAATACTTTGCTCTTTTGCCAATTCAACTGCTCGGTCATAAGCCTTCATCATGCTTGGACGCTGAAGCAACTCAGTAAATTCAGTAGTGATTTCAACAGGTCTTGGCAGGGCAGCACCATACAACTTGCCACCAATGGTTGAACGCGCTTCTTTTAAAGCATTGAACTCATCAAAGTAAGCAGCCTTGCTACCAAACGCAACTTGCATATCGCTTGTTAAGCGCTTGAGCAAACCCTTGTCTCGATCTTCTAGGAAAGTTTTTGCTACCTGCTTGCCTGGGCCAGGCAGTTGGTTTACAGCATCCAAATATGCCCTCGAATTAGGGCCAATATCTGCAAGTGTATAAGGCTTTCCGGTCTTGTCTAGGATCATCTTAATGGCTTCATCTACGCCACCTGCATCTGCACCTAAAGCCTCTCTAATCATCGCCCTAGACTGATCAACGCCCATTCTTTGAGGACTATCAAACATGGCGCTGACTGCTGATCTATAACCTTTTCCAGCAATAAAACCAAGACCTTTTGCAACTGGTACAGAGGCCATTGCTATGCCACCGCCTGTTAACGCTTCTTTTCCTGTTTCTGGGCTGAACAATTCAGCCTCAGATTCGCCAATACCAGAAGTAGCGCCAAAAAGACCAGCCAAACCTATTTGACCCGTCATTGATTGTGGCCCTGGTCGTTTTGTCACAAGCGATGGCAGCATTGCACCACCAACTTGCAATGCAACAGACTTTACTGGATTTTCTTGAAAGTATTGCTCTTGACCCACTCTTTCAAGCGCAGTGCCAACTTCTCTTGGAGTTGGCGCTTGTTCTTGTGGACTGATCTTTTTTATTGCTTCAGCAATGTTCTTTGGGTCAGAAGAGATAAATGACTTTAAAGCGCCAATGCCTTCATCTGAAAAGTTTGATGTCATCCCTTTTAAGAACTGCCCAAACCCACCAGTTTGCCATTGTCCACTTTGAATCTGACCCAACAACTTCGCACCTTCTGGCGTTATTTTCCCCTCATCTTTTGCAACAAGAAGTTCATTTTGTAAGTCTGTAATCTGATCTTTTAATGTTGACATTTTTTTATTCCATCATGGGTTTGTGAAGTTGCCACGTTGCAGTGCATTTCTTGCAGGAGTTGGTGTTCGGCCTGCGCCTTGTGTTTGCAATTGAATTATGCGCTGACGTAAAGCATCTGCTTGCGGCTTATAAAGTGGGCTTGCTTGAACATAGTTATTAAACGCATCATTAAATTGTGTCTGAGCAATAATTGGATTAGTTTTAACAGTATTAGCATTTTGGGATAGCCATTGATTGCTAAATTTAGCCAAATCTTGCTCACGTTGAAGTTTTAACTCCAATGTGTCCAACAGAATCAAGTTACCCTGTGGAGACTTTGAAAGACTTGGAGAGCCTTGAACAATAAACTTCAAGTCGGTATCAGTTGGATTAACTCCAAGTTTCTTCACTTCTGGCAAAATCACAGAATTAGAAAATGCTTGGAATGCTTCAGCACCCGCAACTCCAGAAACTTTAAAGTTTGGATCAAATGCTTGTCCTGCTCTGGCTAACTGAACCATAGTTTCAGTACCAAATCCAGTTCTTGTTCCCTCATCAATCAAGGCTTTCATGCCTTGCACAGTGCCTAGAGTATTGCCTGCAACTCTACCGGCCCTTAGATTCGAAGTTAAAGTTTCAGTTAAATCTTCACCGAAACCTTTTTGCATATTTACAGAAACTGGTGCGGATATATTTGTAACTGGACGCTTTGCTTCAACCATTTTGACTGCTCTTGCCTCAACAGCGTCAAGTCCAGCTTGCCCAAACCTTGCAAAAATCTTAGCCGGATCATCAGTCCGATACAAAATATTGGCAGCGTTTGCCAATTCACCAGTGAATGGTCTTGGTTTCTCGCCACCAGTAGCAATGGCCTTATAGCCTTGGCCTTCCTCAGTTGGAACTGTGTAAAGTGTTTCACCTTCTTTAATTGAAACTGTCTCTGGCCTCATTGCTTTTGCTGCTGTCAATCCGGCAGTTAGTTGAGCAAGGCCAGGTGCGCCAAGTGCTTGCAATTGAGGAGCAACTCTGCGAATGTCATAGCTTGGTGCAGTAGCAGGAATGTTCTCAGGCATTGGAGTGCCTTGATCTGCCATCTGTTCACGTTCTTGAACGTCCAACATTTGAGGTCTTTCCGGAGTGCCTGGTTGAAAGGCACGTTGTGCAACAAGTTGAGCCAAAGAAGTTTGTCTTTGTGTCTCTGCTTGCTGTGCTCTAACTTGAGCCTGTTGCAATCTAATTTGAGCGTTATCTGACAACTCAATCAATTTCATAGCCAAAGGCACATTTCCCATTTGGCTTGCTTGTTGAGCAGCATTTTGCAATGACTGTGGATCACGCAAGTCCAAGCCCTGCAACAATTGAGATTGCTGAGTGATGCGCTGAAGTTGTGGGTCTTCTATGCCCATAGCACCCGCAATAGCACCACCAAGCCCTCTAGCACCCGCATAGGTCATTGCCGCACCAGCCTCACCAGGAGTCAGTTTGGCAAGGTCAATACCCTCACGCAAAGCACTTCTACGTTGTTGCTCACCATACATTTGTGGTGTTAGTCCAAACAGACCCGCTACGATATTTTCAGCCATGATAAATCCTTATCCGTAAACTTCTTGAAGCATCTTTTGGAATCCAGCATCACCTGTTCCATAAGCACCAAAATCTAACGCATTAACAGGTGTACCACCCGCTATTTTAGTTATCGCATCCGTGAACAAAGGATTAGAGGTTATTCCGCCAATTGCTGTTGCGTATGGGTTTCTAGTCGCATCTGCACCAGTAGCCAATGCTACGCTTTGCCCCGCACCCATTAAGCCCAAACGACCTACGTTGTAACCTGCTGTAGACGCTTCTTTACCAAGACCAACACCCATAGCAAAGGGTTGTTGTGCCGCAGTCTCCAAGCCTTGAACTTGTCCCAAGGCAGTCGTATAAGGCGCATAAGCGGCTTGCTGACCACCATAATATTGACCCATAGTCTGTGCGCCTTGAGTCAATAAGCCTGAACCAAACAGCACATTCTGCTGACCTTCTCTTTGTGCATTAGCCGCCAATTGAGCCTCTTGTTGAGCACGAGCATTAAACAAAGCCTGTAGTTCAGGAGTAGTAGCACCCATAGTGCCACCTTGAGCAACAGATAGACCGCCACGACCTTGTTGTTGGAGTCTGTTTTGCAGATTAGCTAACTCTAGTTCTCTGCCTGGTTGCAACAAAGCCATTTGGCTCTTTAAGTAATTTTCTGCAACTGATTCAGGTGTTTGAGCTAAATACTTGTTACCCAATGTAAACAAACTCTGAGCACCTGTTTGGAGGGGAGCAAATTGAGCCTGAGCACCTTCTGCTTGTTGAATACCAGACTCAGCCAGTTTGACAAACCTATCTTGAGCCGCTTTAGCTTCAGGGCTTAGTGTGTATCCCGCACTTGTTAACTGACCCGTCTTAGGATCGATAACAAACTGAGATGAGCCAAAGCGAGTCGTCATGCCAATAGGTCTGAACTGAGCACCCGCTTTAGCAGCAGCAGTTTCAGCTTCAATTGTTGCTTGTGCTTTTTGAGCCGCTTCACGAGATGTTTGTTGCTGAAGAAGCCCACCAGCCGTTTGTGCAGTAGATGCTACTAATTGTGCAATTTGTGCCGCAGTTAAACCCGCCTTAACCAAATCAGCAATTGGAGGAATAACTACTGGCGGTGCAACTACTGGCGGTGCTACGACAGGAGGTGCTACGACAGGAGGTGCAACTACGGGTGGAGCTACGACAGGGGGAGCTACTACGGGGGGAGCTATGACAGGAGGAGCTACGACAGGAGGAGGTGTTAGCAAACCAGGTATAGTTGTTGGTGGTGTTCCCGCTAAAGGCCCACCACCGATAGCTAAATCTTGAGCAGTTAATGCCGCAATCTCAGCCGCAGTTAAACCAGTTGCGCCAACAGTAGCATTAGCTAAAGCCGTATCAAATGCGGGTACTCCTGATAAAACTCCCTCGCCTAAAAATGCACCATTACCAACAGGAAGACCAAAGGCAGGATTAAATACTCCACCCGCTGATGTAAAAGCCGCATCAAAAGCAGGAACTCCTGAAGCAACGCCTTCACCTAAAAAAGCACCATTTCCTATTGCAGGAGCACCAGCCGCACCTGCATTCAATAAAGTTGGCAATCCAAAGAGTACAGCCGCACCTAGTGCAAACTCTTTTAGACCACTTTTAACTTCTTGTTGAGTGCCAGTTTTCTCTACTTCACCAGTGGGTGTGTATTGGGTATACGATCCACCAGCCCTGTTATCAGTAGCTTTGTAGGTAATAACATTCTCAATACCACCAACTTGCTGATCCATTCCAGAACCACTTACTTGGTAAACAGGCTGAACAATGGTATCGCCAAGGGTTACTGTTTGACCTTGTGGAACAGTAACCGCTGCACGAGCCGCAACCTCTCCCTCTTTTAGCCCAACAGCTTCAGCCATTTGAGCAGGGGAAATCTTGTAGGTTTCCATAGCCGCAACAATGTCGGCATCACTCATGCCTGGATTAGCAAGCAAGAAATCTATAATTTGACGACTTGTTATGGCCATGATATTTTCCTTTATGCGTTCCGTGCCGCTTCAGCCGCAGCCTGTGCCGCTTGATAAGCCGCTACTACCTCTGCTGTCCAAGCCGCATTGCAGATAGCAACAACATTAGCGGGAACACCTGTTAAGTCTTGTGCGGGTGTAAGGCTTGAACGATGGTATGTTTGGCTTAATTGATTGCCATCTTCCATGATGCGTGTAGCTTCACGATAAAGAACGATGCCGTTCTCTGTTACTGTAATTTGGTCTACTACAGTTGTTTTAGTAAGTGACATGATTTTCCTTTGGTTAGTGTCCGACCTGATAATCCAATCAGGTTAATTAAATGAAATAAGTCCAGTTAAAAAGAATATAAGAACTACTGCTAATATCAGTACCCAATAAACTTTGTCTTGATGTAGTGGCATACCAAGCGTATCCTGTTGTTTGTTGCGCCCGAATATAACTTCCCGCTTTTGCATTACCACCAGTATCAAAAACACTTACAGCGTAACAATTAGTTGGTAGAGTAAAAGGAAGACCACCAATTGTTATTTGGTTTCCATTACCAGAACCAGTATTAGTAATAGATGCCCATACCGAAACCTGTTTACCAATTTTTACATACTGAGCGTCATCTATGGTAAATGTCCATCCTCCACCAGTGCTTGTAGGTGTCCAAGTACCTTCTTCATAGTCATCTAGCGTATTAGCGTCTGTAGATGCTGATTGAGTTGCGGGGAATGTGATGCCAGCACCACTTGCAGAAGGCGTAGCACCACCCACACCAATAGTAGTGCCAGCGGCAAAAGTAGTGAGGGCTGAGACTGCACCTGCGGACGAAATTGAAAGCGGGATTTGTATATTACCAGCGGCAGAATCAGACTGGTAAAAATCATAAGCACCTCGATTACCAGAACCAACACCAGCGCCATACGAAACTAAAATGGAGGTTGCCCCAGACTGCACTAATGCTAATTGATTTGCACCAGCAGTTTGTGAAGTGCCAGTAGAAACTAAAGATGTTGCTCTAACAGAAGTAAACGCACCAGTAGATGGTGTAGTAGCACCAACAGTTCCGTTGATGTTGATACTTGCTGTGCCTGTTAAGTTTGTAACTGTACCGCTAGTAGGCGTACCCAATGCGCCACCATTTATAACAGGTGCGCCAGAAGACCCTGTATTAACAGCTAAAGCTGTTGCAATACCAGTTCCAAGACCTGAAACACCAGTTGATATTGGCAAGCCAGTAGCGTTAGTCAGAGTAGCACTTGCAGGAGTTCCCAATACGGGAGCAACAAGAGTCAATGCTGTGCCATCAGTCGTAGCACCTGTGATGCCACCAAATGCACCCGCATTATTGTATTGAACTTGAGTAGTAGAACCGCCAGGAGTTCCACCGCCACCACCAGAGGCCGCAATCGTAATACCACCTGCGCTATTGGTAATAGTGACGTTTGTTCCTGCTGTTAAAGTGGCTTTAGTAAGCGTATTGCCTGTGCTGTTACCAATTAACAGTTGACCATCTGTGTAGCTTGTCTGTCCTGTACCGCCATTAGCGACAGGAAGAGTTCCCGTCACGCCAGTAGACAAAGGTAAACCAGTTAAGTTAGTAGCAGTACCGCCAGATGGAGTACCCAAAGCACCACCATTGACCACAACCGCACCAGAAGAGCCTGTATTGACCGCTAGAGCCGTTGCTACACCAGTTCCTAGACCTGACACACCAGTAGAGATTGGAAGACCTGTAGCGTTCGTTAAAGTTGCGCTAGTAGGTGTTCCAAGGATAGGAGTGACTAGGGTAGGAGAGGTAGCAAATACTGCTGATCCTGAACCTGTTTCATCTGTCAAAGCACCTGCAAGGTTGGAGGAGCTAAATGAACCAAGAGAGGTAGCATTGCCAGTAGAAGTGATAGCACCCGTTAGGTTGGCGTTAGTTGTGACGTTACCTGCTGTCAAACCAGAAGCAGTACCTGTGATGTTTGTGCCAACCAAAGCAGATGGCGTTCCCAGAGCAGGAGTAACTAAAGTTGGGCTATTGGCAAACACCAAAGCACCACTACCTGTTTCGTCTGTTACGGCAGAAATTAGGTTGGCAGATGATGGAGTAGCCAAGAAAGTAGCTACACCAGTGCCAAGACCCGAAACACCTGTTGAAATGGGCAAACCAGTTAGGTTAGTTGCCGTACCAGAAGCGGGAGTTCCCAATGCAGGAGTCACCAAAGTAGGACTGTTTGACAAAACAACAGAGCCTGTACCAGTAGAAGAAGTTACACCAGTACCACCATTTGCTACAGGCAAAGTGCCTGTAATGTCGGCAGTAGAAAGGCTTACTGCATCCCATGTGGCATTAGTGCCATCAGTCTGGAGATACTTGTTTGCATTGCTTGTTTGGGTAGGCAAGAGGTTATTTAATGCACCAGCGGCCGTAGAAGCACCAGTACCGCCATCAGCAACCGCTAGATCAGTGATACCAGTAATAGAACCACCAGTAATTGCGGCAGAAGCATTATCTGTCTTAGTCGCAACAGCAGTAGCAATGTTGTTGAACTCTGTATCAATCTCAGTACCTTTAACAATCTTTAAAGGATTGCCAGGTGACAGATTATCTTTACTGGCGAAATTGGTGGTCTTTGTATAATTTGACAAGGTAATTCTCCTTAACCTATTTTGCCATCTTTGGCTTGAATTTCAATCTTTTGTAGAGAAAACGATGTTCCATTTATCGTAGTCTCATATCCAGTCTGGACAATCTTTCCTGAACCTGAACCATTTGCAGTTAAAGTCTTAATTGGCACACCGCTTGTGTATTCAGCAATATTGTATTCAGCAGTGCCGTATTCATAACTGGTCTGTGAAGGAATATAGACGTTCTCAGCACGATAAGAACCTGAGTAGTCAAAGCCCCAATTGATAGACAAAAACTGATTTGAGCCACCAATCACAATGGCAGTCACAGACTTCAGAATAGAAATCTGATTAGGGTTTCCTAGGTCAGCATTGTTTGTGTAGTACGCAAATCGGTACGTTGTTGCGTCATCAAGATAAGTTCCATACTTACCAATGTACCCATTCTTACCAATGTACAAGTCGCCATTACGCAAAGAACGCAAGGCAGTAGGAGCAATTGAGTCCCATTTTGTTACACGGGAAGCTCCATCTTGCAATGATTGCTTGGTATCGAAGCAGTAAACTTGGAAAGTAGCGGGTAGAACAAGCAGATAAAAGGCTTCTTTTTCTGAGTAAACAGACTTCAGATTAGCCAATGTTTCGCTTGCCAATGATGAATTTAGGTCAAAACGAACATTCTTGGATAGGTCTCTTAGGGGTGCAGACTTCTCTTGGATAGTCCTCATCAGTGATCGAACACCTGAGTCTGACAAGAAAATAACATCAGAGCCAACGCTTTGTATGGTATCTCTAGCAATACATCCAATAGAGCCAATTGTGTCGCTCAGAACCAAGGATGCGGGTGTAGAAGCACCAGAATAAACAAGAATCTGTCGTTTACCAAAGATAAACAAGAAATCATTGTGCGCTGCCAACCCCATCACTTCATCTGCACCATTAGGCCACACACGGGATACATCTAATGAGCCTGAAGTGCCACCACCCCATACATGACCTGCAATCAGATCAGAAAAGGTAACTGTTACTTTGTCAGTTGAGGTATTAGCCACCCACAAGCGACCAAATGCTGAAATAGCAATGTTTGCTTGCGGAACAGTAGCCACATAACCAGACTTCTCTGAGACTCTGAGATAAGTAGTTGTACTTATGGCGGGGTCATAAATCAGAGGATCGTGACCTGTTTGGAAGAAATATGCAATCCCATTCAAGGATGCAGTTTGCCAGTTAGATGCAGTGATAGTGGGAGCAGTACCGCCACCACCATAGGTCAACTCAGTCACCGCATTAGAAGTGCCGAGTTTGAATATCTTGTTGTTGCCAGCAAACAGAACTGTAAGAGTCCCGTCAGTCTGGACTAACTCATGGATTACGCCAACATCGTTAGCACCTAGATTGCCAGAGGAAGAGTTAACCCTTGACCAACCTTTTCTAGCACCAATACGACCATACTGATCCAAGATGCAGTTAGTCGCAACCAAAGCAAAGCCAGCCCCTAAATCAAGGGGAGAATCTTCAGTATTCAGGCCATAAAAGCCTGGTGCTGAGAGACTGTAACTTTGGAGTTGTGCTGCCATTAGACCGCCACAAAGTTGTCTTCAGGATAACGAGTGCTTTCCAATGCAATGGCATCAGAGAGCATCCCTCTAAACAAGGCATAGGCTTCAGAAGAGTTTGTTCCACCATCTTCCCCACGCTCAATCAAAGCACGAGCATAAGCACTTTGAGTCACCAAATAATCAAGAACTTTTACAGATGTTGAATCGGAACTTAGATTTGCTTGTGGGATAGTTACATCAAACTTCAATGTATATACGCCATCAGGAACAGGGAACAAGTCAACCTTTGTGTCGCCACTGCCATCTACACCACTAAAGCAAAACTCGCTAGGAATAGACTGTGAAGGTGTACCAAAGTTGAGCTTGCGGTTCATGTCCGCAACAGTGGTGTTGTCTAAAGTAATAACACTGGTAGTGTTAATAGCGTCATTGATACGAAACTTCTGACCCGCACCCGTCAACGCATAGGAACTTGTACCAGAAGTAGTAGTAACTGTAATTGTCTGAGATAGTACATTCCATGAATAACTATCTTCAATCTGACGCTTACCATCATTGACAAACTTGCCAATCAAAGAAGAATAGGTTGTTTCGCCAACAGTAGATACTGTGCTTTCACGCAAGCGAACCAATACATCGTTAACAAGTTCTAAGTAGGTCATGTTCGTTGTGCTCCCTGAACCTCAAATGTTGCAATAAAACTGAATGTACTTGCACTTTGAGTAGTAATTTGAATTCTATCGCCTTCTTCTAAAACGATATAAGCATTGCCATCAAACTGAAGGTATTGCTTAGATGTAAAGTCGTAATTAGTAAGAATATCCAAGGTTGTGGCAGCACTTGCGTCATACCATTGGACAGTAATGTGCTTAGTCGAGCCACCAGTGTTGTGAATATACATCACAGTAAACTTGGCGTAATAACCCGTAGGAACTGTATAAACAGTTGTCAGCGTATTTGCTGTGGGGTTAAGTCCGACTGATACTGGCCTCATTTACTATTCCTCTTAGAGATCGCTTTAGCCTTAGCTTTAGCGTCTTCCTTGGACGTTGCGCCCCAAGCTCTAAGAGATAGAAGGAGTCGGGTAGGCTTTCCATCTTTCATCTCAGCGCCAGGCATATTGCCCATACGTGCTAAAAAGGAGGCCCTTGCAGGGTTGTCGCCCGACTTTTTTGGCGGGTTCAATTTACCGCCAGTTTCTGCATTATACGATGCTCTTCCCTTGGCATTCAAGCCCC